AGGGGGGGTCGGCTCGCGCAGAATATTGTTGATACCCCCTCCCCACAAAAAAAGAGCAAAAAGAGAAAAAGGGGTTATATTGCCTCTGCAAAATGAAAAGGTAAAAATGGACAATCCACCGGTTATAGACGGTAGACCCAAGCGGTATCGAGCGCCGAAGGTGCTGCCGAAAACGGACTACCAGCGTTTGAATGAGCTGAAGCAGATGCTGCTGGACAGCAGTGGCCGGCGCGTGGTGCAGAAGGTGGTAGACATTGCGATGGACGACGCGCATCCGAGCCAGATGGCCGCGCTGAAGCTGTGTATGGAGCGCACGCTACCGGTCAGCTTGTTTGAGAAGGACAAGGGACACCGCGGCGCGGTGACGATAAACATAACCGGTATCGGCGAGGTGACCGCGAGCGCGGTCATAGACGCGACGCCGGAACCGGAAGACGTAGACGCAGAGGATGACAATGGATCTAAGTAAATTTGAAGGATTATCATCCGACAATACAAAACTGTCTGCTGATTTCAAGCCGCTAAACTTTGACGCTTTGATGAATGCCGGGGCGTTTAGAGTTACTCATATAGGACAAGACGAAAAATACAATCTTGACCCTATGGCTGGATTTTCCTTAGTTTCTGCCTACAACGATGCTGTTGGCAAACAAACACAGGGTTGGCCTAACAATCCACAAGCGTACAGTGTTGTAAGAGAAATGTTTACCCAAAGACCTGAAGATATAACTGCCCACAAATATTTACAGATAATTGAATCAGCAAGGCAACTTGGATTATCAAACTCAGAAATATTTTTAAGTCCAAAAAAGGAAGAAATTGTAAATCCGCTATACAAAGACCCCTTCTACACACCTGATTACTCAATAGAATAAATGGCCGATCTGAACTTCAGTCTGTTGCCTTGGCAGCAAGAGGTCTTCAAGGACGCGACGCGGTTCAAGGTGATTGCGGCCGGCCGGCGCTGCGGCAAGTCACGCCTGGCGGCAACGACGTTGCTGATAGAGGCACTGCGCTGCCCGCAAGGATCAGCGGTTCTGTATGTGAGCCCGACTATGGGGCAGTCCAGGCAGATCATCTGGGATCTGCTGCTAGATCTGGGGCGGGAGGTGATTCAGTCCAGCCATGTGAACAATCTTGATATCACGCTCATCAACGGCGCGCGCATCTACGTCAGGGGCGCCGACCGTCCGGACACGCTGCGCGGGGTCAGCCTGACGTATGCGGTTCTGGATGAAGTGGCAGATATCAAGCCGGAGGCGTGGGAGCAGGTAATCCGGGCATCCTTATCGGACAAGAAAGGCCGAGCCATCTTCATCGGGACACCCCGCGGCCGCAATTGGTTCTACGATCTGTTCAATCTTGGAAAGAACGAGACTGATTCTGATTGGAAGAGCTGGCACTTCACGACAAAAGACAACCCGATGATTGACCCAGACGAGATCGAGAGCGCGAAGAAGACGCTCTCGAGCTTCAGTTTCAAGCAGGAATACATGGCGAGCTTCGACACCGCTGGCAGCGACGTGTTTAAAGAGGAGTGGCTGAAATATGGCGAAGAACCAGAAGTCGGCAGCTATTACATCGCGTGCGACCTTGCCGGGTTTGAAGAAGTTGCCAAGCAAGCGGCGAACTCGCGCAAGCGGCTTGACGAAACAGCCATCGCGGTGGTCAAGGTTGTGGATGATGGTAAGTGGTGGGTTAAAAAGATTGAGCATGGCCGTTGGGATATCAAAGAGACGGCCTCCAACATCCTGACAGCGATACGGGACTATCGTCCTCTGGCAGTAGGAATCGAGCGCGGGGCGTTAAAAAACGCTGTTTTGCCGTATTTGAGTGACTTAATGCGGAAAAACAATGTATATTCCCATATTATTGACCTGACACATGGCAATCGCAAAAAGGCCGACCGGATCATTTGGGCGCTACAAGGCCGTTTCGAGCATGGGCGGGTTATCCTCAATAGTGCCGAGGATTTTGATGAATTTGTGGATCAGTTGTTGATGTTTCCCGCGCAGGGCGTGCATGACGACCTGCCCGACGCGCTATCTTATATAGACCAGTTGGCGATAACGTCGTATTTTGAAGATCAGGAAGACACCTGGTTGCCTATCGACGTAGTGTCGGGAGTCTAAATATGGCGTTTGAAAAAGACAGCGAAATCGGCGACGAGAATGAAGTCGTCGGCGAGTATGAATACCAGCAACCGACCGAGCAGGACCGCGCGCTGACGTCATTTGTAATCGACCACTGCGACCGCTGGCGCACCTACCGCGACACGAACTTTCTGGCTTTGTGGGAAGAATACGAGCGCATGTTCCGCGGCCAATGGGCGGCACAGGACAAAATGCGCGATTCCGAACGCAGCCGCATTGTGACGCCGGCCGCGCAGCAGGCCGTAGAAACTCGGCACGCGGAGATCATGGAAGCGATCTTCGGCCAGGGCGACTTCTTCGACATCAAGGATGATCTGCGGGATGTGAACAACAACCCGCTGGACGTGGAGCTGTTGAAAGCGCAGCTCATGGAAGATTTCAAAGTCGATAAAATTAGAAAATCAATCGACCAGATCGAGCTGATGGCCGAGATTTACGGCACCGGCATTGGTGAGATCGCGGTGGTGACGGAGAAGGTGTTTGTGCCGGCCACGCAACCGATACCGGGGCAGATGGGGCAGGCGGCGATTGGGGTGCAGGAGAAGGAGCGCATCGGCGTCAGGATCATGCCGGTGAATCCAAAGAATTTCCTTTTTGACCCGAACGGCACCAGCATTGATGACTGCATGGGTGTGGCGGTAGAGAAGTATATTTCCATCCACAAGATCGTCAAGGGGCAGGAAGAGGGCATCTACCGCAAGGTGGAGCTGGGCACGGACTCGGAAGACACCAAGCTAGAGCCGACGCAGGAGATCACGCAGTATCAAGATGGCAAGGTGCGCCTGCTGACCTACTACGGTTTGGTGCCGCGCGAGATGCTGACGAACGACGACGACGAGGATGTCGTCGACCTGTTTCCGGACAGTTCAGCGCAGGATGAGTATTCCGATTTGGTGGAAGCGATCGTTGTTATTGCCAACGAGAGCGTGCTGTTGAAAGCCGAAGAAAGCCCGTACATGATGAAGGATCGTCCGGTAATCAGTTACCAGGACGACACCGTGCCTAACCGCCTGCTTGGGCGCGGCACGGTTGAAAAAGCCTACAACATGCAGAAGGCCATCGACGCGCAGGTGCGTAGCCATCTGGACTCACTGGCGCTGACGACCAGCCCGATGATTGCGATGGATGCCACGCGGCTACCGCGCGGGGCGAAGTTTGAAGTGAAGCCCGGCAAAGCGATTCTGACCAATGGCGCGCCGAGCGAGATCCTGTATCCGTTCAAATTCGGCAATACTGACGGCACCAATCTGACGACGGCCAAGGCGTTTGAAACGATGCTGTTGCAGGCGACCGGCACGCTGGATTCGCAGGGCATGGTCAGCCAGGGCAACCGCGATGGCGCCGGCATGTCGATGGCGGTGGCGACCATCATCAAGAAATACAAGCGCACGCTGGTAAACTTTCAGGAAGACTTCCTGATCCCGTTTATCTACAAAGCGGCGTATCGGTATATGCAGTTTGATCCCGAACGGTATCCGTCTGTGGATATGAAGTTTATCCCGACGGCGACCTTGGGCATCATCGCGCGCGAATACGAGCAGCAACAATTTATCGGTCTGTTGCAGACATTGGGGCCGGATACGCCAGTTCTGCCAATAATCCTGAAGGGCATTTTGGGCAATTCCAGCCTGTCGAACCGCTACGAGCTGATTGCCAAACTGGATGAAATGTCGCAACCGAACCCGGAAGCGCAGCAGGCACAGCAAATCCAGCAGCAGCTGGCTATGCAGGCAGCGCAGGCACAGATTGCAGTAAATACCACGCAAGCAGAGCAAAACCGTGCAGAGGCGCAGAAGTTGGTTACAGAAACGCAATTGATGCCGAAGGAAGCGGAAGCAAAAATCTTGGCATCTGTAACCAAGAATCTACCGAACGAAGACGACGCCAACAGCCGCGAATTCGACAAGCGGGTGAAGATTGCGGAACTGATGCTGAAGGAAGCCGACATTAAGAACAAGAGCAAGATTGTAGAACTTCAAATGTCGAATGCTAAGGATAATGTTGCGGAAATGGAAAACGAGTTTCTGACTAAACTTTCTGGAGCGCTGAGATAATGGATATCGATAAAATGTTCAGCGACGGTAATATCGATGGCATAGCGGATAATGTGTTTGGTGTAGTCAACAATTCGGTGTCTGAAGTCAAAGAAATGCAGCGAAAAAAGGTTGCAGAGAATGTGCAGCTGGTTGTTGAGGCGTTAAAGAAGATCGAGTCAGACATACGCGAACGGTTTGATTCCGTAGGCAACGCGATTGAGAAGCGCGTGATAACGATCAAAGACGGTCGAGATGGCGCCAATGGGAGTGACGGCAAGCCGGGCAAGGATGGCAAGGCTGGCCGCGATGGTGCGCCGGGCGTCAAGGGCGCGGACGGGCGCAACGGCACCGATGGCATAGACGGAACCGACGGCGTGTCGGTAACGAACGCGCACATCGACTTCGACGGCAGCCTGGTCATCTCGCTATCGTCCGGTATTGAGGTAAACGTCGGCGAAGTCGTGGCGCCAGAACTGGCCGAGCAGATCAGGATTGTTTCCAGTGGCGGTGGCACATCTCAGTATGTGCTGGATACCCTGGCGTCTTTGCAGACGCAGATTAATAATCTGATACCGTCGCAAACGGGCAACAGCGGCAAGTTCCTGACCACTGACGGGACGAATACATCGTGGGCAACCGTATCCGGCAGCGGCACTGTTACGTCTGTCGCGGTGTCAGGCGGCACAACCGGACTGACAACCTCGGGCGGGCCGATCACTAGCGCGGGCACGATTACGTTTGCTGGCACGCTGGCGGTCGCTAACGGCGGCACGGGCGTAGTCACCAGCACCGGCACGGGCAATGTTGTTCTCAGCACTTCCCCGACGCTTGTAACTCCGGCGCTCGGTACACCTTCAGCTTTGGTGGGCACGAATATCACCGGAACGGCATCCGGGCTCACGGCCGGTAATGTCACCACTAATGCCAACCTGACGGGCGATGTTACCTCAGTGGGCAACGCCACGACCTTGACTAACGCACCGGTAATTGCAAAGGTATTGACCGGATATGTATCGGGCGCGGGGACTGTAGCCGCGACGGATTCAATCCTGCAAGCCATTCAAAAGCTAAACGGTAACGACGCAACCAATGCCAACCTGACTGGGGCGGTTACTTCAGTCGGTAATTCGACGTCATTGGGCAGCTTCACATCGGCCAATCTTTCGGCGGCGCTGACTGACGAAACCGGCACTGGCGCGGCGGTATTTGCAACGTCGCCGACTCTTGTAACGCCAATTCTAGGCACACCGACAAGCGGCACGCTGACCAATGCCACTGGTCTGCCGATCTCCACGGGCGTATCTGGCCTTGGGACTGGTGTAGCTACATTTCTCGCCACACCGTCTAGTGCTAACTTAGCCGCTGCTCTCACGGATGAAACCGGCACGGGCGCTGCGGTGTTTGCCACTTCCCCCACGTTGGTCACTCCGCTATTGGGAACCCCGACAAGCGGCGTATTGACGAACGCAACCGGCCTTCCGCTTTCTACCGGCGTCACCGGAACCCTGCCGGCAAACAACGGCGGGACGGGCGTAGCCAATAACGTAGCCAGCACGTTGACCATAACGGGCAGTTTTGCCAGCACGTTTGTGGTTGGCGGCGCCTATTCGTATACCCTGCCCAGTGCTACCGATACCCTGGTCAACTTGGGATCAACACAGACCCTGACGGCAAAGACGCTGACTACGCCGGTTCTGACAAATCCGACTATCACAGCCTACCTTGAAACCGCGCCAGCCATTGTCAACTCATCTACTACACAGACAATCTCCCTCGCAAGCGGGACGGTTCTTTCATACACGCTGACGGGTAACTGCACGTTTACCATGCCGACTGCAACTTCTGGCACTTCGTTTATTGTGCGTCTGATTCAGGATGCAACAGGGTCACGGACTGCGACTTTCACTGGCGTTAAATGGCCCGGTGGAACGGTTCCGACAATTACAACTACCGCATCAACAGGCGTAGACGTTCTCAGCTTTGTTTGCATTGCTTCTGTCTGGTATGGCACCTTTGCACAGGCGTTTGCGTAGTGTTTGCTGCACCTAATTTCTTTTTCACGCGTAAAGCCGTTGCACCTTCATCGGTCGAATACCTTGTGGTTGCGGGTGGTGGTGGTGGCGGGTCAGGTGTTGGGATGGGTGGCGGTGGTGGGGCGGGCGGGTAT